AATAAGCTGTTCGTGAAGGCAGGCTTGATACCCCACCACATTAGGATTACCGATGTGAAAGTGGAATACTTGCAAGATATCTCAGACGATGATATTTTGCGAGAGGGGATTTATCCTCAACGTTTCTTTAACAAAGTAGAATATGTGTTCGCAACAAAGGGAAAAATGAATAATACTCCCGTTCATCGGCTGAAAATATTTCCAACACCACGTGAAGCCTTTGTATCTCTCATCGACAAAGTCAGCGGCAATGGCACATGGGAGAGTAATCCGTGGGTGGTAGCGTATAGTTTTGAATTAATTAATTAGCGTATAGAAGAATTAAGAAGAGAATATATCATTCCTGCACATTTAAATCATGCGGAAATGATTGATTGTAGTTATCTATACAACAAAAAGAGTAAATCACGTGCATGATCAACACCCTACGCAAGTAAGAGGAAAAAGAAACGTAAAAAGTAAATAGTATGAATATAGACAAAGCAAGACAAGTAAGAGATTTCTTATCAGAACTTGACGACTTGAAAGAAATAAAAAGACATACAGAGCAAGAAAATATTCATTGGTGGTCATTCCTTACACCCGAGATAATAAATGAGAATAAGGACGGATTAAAAATGCATGGAGTTCTGCGCGAAGAGTTTACGAAAGCCGTAGACCGAAGTATTAAACAATTAGAAAAACAAATAGAAGAACTATGAAAGTAGAATTACAATGCGGTGATACAATCACCATTCCTGAGGGTTGCAAGGCAATCGTTAAGGGGAAAAGTGTAGTATTTGAGAAAGAAGAGAAGGTTCAAGATTTTAAGGACGGGGATATTCTTGTAGCTGTTGTAGATGGAAAAAGACGTAACGCTTTTATTTATAAGAGTACAGATGCAGCAGGTTTTCATTTATTTTATGCTGGCATAAATGCTGATGGAAATCTTTTAATTAATGATTCTTCAAATGGGAGATGGGGCTGTCAAATTCTGTCTTATGCCACCGAAGAAGAAAAGCAACTACTCTTCGACAAGATGGAAGAACAAGGTTTGCAATGGAACACCGAAGAAAAGCGAGTGGAAAAGATTAGGTGGAGAGCAGAAAAGGGAGATAGATTTTATTGTTTTGATACTGACTTTAGCGTATTGGACGGCTTGGAAGAAGGCTCTAAGCTCGATGATTCGTCATGGCGTAGCTACAATTACTTCCGCATCGTCGAGCAAGTCGAAGAAGCTGCAAGGCGTGTGCGAGAAACGTTGCGAAAGTACCACGAGGAGATAGGAGAGTAATTATGGATATACGTGATATTAAGATTGGTGATAAGGTCTGCAATAAGCAAGACGGATTCCCTATGATAGTCGTAGGGCTTTACTCTACTCTTGCAGACTTGAGTAACGGCACAGTTTCCCTTGATTTCGAGGGGAACGAGGGTGATATGTGGGAGGAAGAAGCGAAAGATTTGCAACCCTACCACAAAGTTTAATTATAAATAAAAATAAGATTATGCAAACAACAGTATTAAAAGAAGTGATTGCGTTCCTATTTGGACGCAAGTATTATGCTAACATCGTAGCAACAAAAGGAACAGACAAGACAGAAATTTGTTCGTACATATTCACCAGCAAAGAAGAAGCAAATAAACATCGTGACGGTTTAGAGACGACACGGTCTTTCATCTTTATTGAAACAATATCGTTCCGCTCTCGCAAAGAGTATTAAAAGATAAACCGCACATAACCTTTACGTGTAATATATTTGCAAAATGATGAATATTCTCAAAAAGATACAGAACTGGTATTGGTCGCTTAGGTTATATGTAATCTTAGACCCTGCAGATAATTCTGTAACACTATCTAAGAAGCTTTTCAGCCATATCCGTAAGTATTCGGATACGGCTGATAAAGCCGTTGTATTCGTATTTCGTGTGTCTGACAGCGGACTATTTGCCTTTATGGTAGATCCAAAAATTGAAGAGTCAACACAGCTTTGTGATATACAATACAACGATAAGTATAAATGTATAGGTTTCGAGACACTCAATCCATCAGTTGGACGTATCCTTTATGACTACAACTTACCTGCTGAAAGCAAATGCAAGTTGTCGGTATCAGTAAAAGAAACTAACAACAAACTATATTATCAGATTGAAAAGCCGTCTAAACATGAATAAAGAGATAAAGTATAACGGACTATCGACCGTCCCACCTGACAATACTTGTCAAGATGGAGACTCTGCAATGCTGTTGAACCTCGTTCCAGAAGATGGTGCGTTAAAACCTGTGTCGGCTCCTAAATTATTACTCCAGCTTGGAGAGAATAAAAAAGTTATCTACATTCATAAAACGATATCCTTTTCTAATTATATTATACAGGATATCAAAACATTTGAATTATATGTTCTAAATGCTAATGAGAAACTTTTTGAAAGGGCAGTTTCTCTTGGTGCTTATCGTTCGCTTTCTCATGTGAACGCCATTGGAAACACCTTACTACTCTTTACAGAAGAGTATATTATCTATTTCCTATGCAAGCAGGGACAATATGTTATGCTTGGAAATCATGTGCCAAATCTACAACTATCTTTCGGTTTAAGAGGTAAACCTCGCGTATACTCTCTCTCTGATGAGAGTCACTCTACCTTTAATGTGAACTTTGAAAGGATAGATGAAAGTAGATTATATGAAGTGTGGACAGAAGATAATCAGAAAAAAATTACTTCACAGATTATGGCGAAGGTAAACAAGTTTCTTGCTGATCAGACCATCAAGGAAGGACGATTTGCCCTACCCTTCTTTGTTCGTTATGCCTTAAGATTATATGACGGTTCTTTAGTGTGTCATTCTGCGCCAATACTTATGAATCCATCCACAAAGACTGCTCCAGTTGTCTTCTGGAATAGAGTAAGTGGCAAAGAAGGATATACAGAGGCTGAATGTGACATCATGCTTGTTTCAGCAGGGATAGATTATCAGCTTCTACCAGACGGAGAAAACTCACATCTTAGAATGAATGATTGGAAAGACATTATCAAGTCTGTTGATGTCTTTATATCTAAGCCAATATATACCTATGACCAAAGTGGCAACTGCAAATCATTTGCAGACACGGATAATCTTGACACTAAATTTATTGGCGCACTGGATATCTCAAGATTTTCAGATGAAAAGACCATAGAAAGAGCAGGTCTCATAAACGTACCTGTAAGAAAAAGAGCAGAAGACACAGCATTATTGCCTATCTCTGTTAATGGAACAGACCTAACAAGTGGTACGCTTGGAGGCCGTGAGAATCCTTTGGGTAAATATTATGTCGAGTGGAAATACAGCAAGCTTTATACGCTTTTCTTCTCTAAGGATTCAACATACCCAAAAACAACTATTAGTCTACCAGAGTATACGGATGACAAGAATAGAGAGATGCTGGAGAATGTACAGAATTTCTATTTCCTTAAATCTATCAGTATTAACGAACTCTCTACAAGTGAACGCAAAGATATTGTTGTTAACAAAGAGTATCTTCAGTCGCTTACTACAAGAGAAACAATGACAGACGATTACCTGTCACATGACCGAATTACAGCAAAATACTCACAGACATATAATGGACGTATAAACCTGTCTGGTATACGTCGTGAGTTGTTTCAGGGGTTTATGGCTGGTTCCATGTTCTCATATGCTAATAATAGTGAAGCAAGTTGGGAATTGAAAAAAGATGGTAAAGTCGTTTTGGACTTTGGTTCATTAGATTATCGTGACATATCTATACAGACTATGATAGAGGAAGGTGGTGAGAGATGTATTGTGAATAGCTATGTTAGCTCACACCTCGCTCCTTTTGTGTCAAGTATGTACACTAATGGTGACTTTGCTCCAACTTCATGGGGTTGTTACGTCTTTTACCCTAATACTCATGCGACAATGATGCGTATACACGCAGGTATTGATACGTACGAAGTGAAGCTTAAACCACACGACTTCCTTAATGGTGCGTATGGTGTCATCGATTACGAACTTATAAGAAAGCAAAACACAACACATACCGAACCTCCGACAAAGCTTGAGAACATTATAGACGTTCCTAACAAGATATATACCTCTGAAATAAATAATCCTTTCTTCTTCCCTGTTACTGGGATTAACACAATAGGTACAGGTAGGATATTGGGAATTGCTACAGCTGCAAAAGCTCTTAGCGAAGGACAGTTTGGGCAGTTCCCTCTCTATGCTTTCACAGATGAGGGCGTATGGGCATTGGAGGTAAACTCTACTGGGGGCTACTCTGCCAAACAGCCTATCACACGTGACGTGTGTCTATCATCGAAAAGTATCACGCAAATTGATTCTGCTGTTCTATTTACGACAGATAGAGGTATTATGCTCTTGCAAGGTTCACAAGCAATGTGTATCTCTGACGTTCTCAATGGAGAGAACGCTGTACCAATAACTGTGTTACCTAAGATTGATAAAATCTTAGAACATGCAGACTTGTCGAAAGGTACTCTAAGGATATTACCTTTTATGGATTTTGTTCGTGATTGTCGAATGATATATGACTATGAGCATCAACGAATCATCGCTTACAACACCAACAAAGAGTATAACTGCAATTATGCTTATATATTCTCGCTAAAGTCAAAGCAATGGGGAATGATGCAATCCAATATTACAGATAATGTAAACTCCTACCCTGATGCACTTGCTGTACTTAATGATGGCAGCCTTGTTAATTTCTCTGATGAGACCGACGAGGTTTATAAAAGTATTGTTGTGTCACGCCCAATAAAACTTGATGCTTATGACATTCATAAGTCTGTTGATACCATCATACAGCGTGGCGTATTTAAGAAAGGACATGTCAAGTCTATTCTCTATGCTTCTAACGATTTGTATAACTGGGTTCCAGTATGGTCATCTATAGACCATTACTTACGTGGGTTTAGGGGAACACCTTATAAATACATTCGTATTGTGCTACTTGCTAACCTTTCAAATAATGAAGGAATTACTGGTTGCTCGGTGCAATTCACACCGCGATTTACCAACCAGCCGAGATAGTTTAGGTTTTTAGTTTATAGGTTAAGATTGATTTTACGAAAAGGGCAGTTCTACGTGATGTAGCGCTGCCCTTGTTTATTACCATGGTTTTAACTTCCTCCTTACCTTACCCATTCTTGACATAAGAGAAGTGCGTATCTTTATTTTTGTATCTCTCAATTTGCTTTCCCAACGCTCTGCACTTTGTGGAAATGTTATGCTCAACCAATCTGACAGAACACTACACACAAGAAACTCATGTATGTACTCTTCCAACATCTTAACAGTAGTCATTGAAAAGTTGTAAGGAAGCATAAGTTTAATAGTGTATGTATCTGGTTCTTTCAAAATATCATCAAGCACTTCTTCTGTGTCGGGTAATTCTTCTTTTGCGTATGGATATAGTAACTCCACGCATTCTGCATGAGCTAAGTTAAGAATACGAGTAACACGATCTATATTGCCATCTTGAATGATGTCAAACACTTGATGTTTGGCGTGTTCTGTATCTTGGGGCATAATATCAGCCTCAACAAAAGAATAGTTACTGGCATCATATAACAATTCTTTGCGTTTGAAAGTCAGCGTTACAACCTTTTTCTGCTGCTCTGCTGCATATTCTTTACAACAAGTCATAAGCGTCTTTACTTAATAAGTTGGACGTGTTGGTCGACTCCGCTTATATAGCGCACGTTTTACATTCTCAAGGCTAACTGTTGAATGCCCTGCATACACCTCTGCATCTTCTTTGTTAGTAATAGCAAACCAATCAGCAAGTGTCATATCAACTAAATAAGAATGTATACCATTACCAAGGCTATCTGCAGAAGCGTTATTGTAATTTGAAGGTAACTTAAAAGCTAAAGTCAATTGCCCATTATTATCAATTTCGCTAATCATACGATTGTTACTCGTACTTCTATCTTCGTAGAGGTATTCCCCTAAAAGACTCTTGAGGGAAGAGAAAGCATTTGCAAGGGAACGTCGTATCTGATAACTGTTCTCATCATCATCACTTGCTTGCATATTAGATGCAGCCTGATATGGTTTCTTCCCTTCTGCTTCTCTCGCTTGTCCTGTCAGATAAGCTTTGTTTTGAACATCATATATAAGCTCTCTAACTTCTTCGGTGACCGTTAGGTCTTTCTTGTTTTCTGCCATATAGTTTATTTTTAATGTTATTAATCGTATGTTGGACGTACTGGTTTCTTTTTGTAATAAGCTTTACGCATAACATCTTCCATATCCGTAGCCGCTGATGTTGCATAACCTTCTGCTTCATTCTTATTTGTGAATATATACCACTTGCTTGTTATATTCATAACAAAGAAGCTAAACAAACTACGCTGCATACTTTCCTTAAGGTTGTCATCAAAGGAATTGGAAACCTCAAGTTCTAATATGTATTCATCATTCTCTTCACGCTCAGAACTTAGTAGCTTTTTTAGACTACCAGCAATCATATTCTTACTCTCATTCCAAAAGCGTTCGAGCATCGTCCTGTCCTCATCAGTTGTGAATATACGATCGTACGCATCTTCGTCATTATCCATCTTTGCACCTGTATATGAAGTAGTCTTTGCGACTTCTTGATAAACTTCGTTTTTGCCAACTTTAAAAACAACCGTCTTCATACTTCTACCATCTGAATATGTTATAATTAACTCCTATTCCTATATAAGGACGCAACTCTTTACCAGTACACCCATAGCCAATCTGCAAGCCTATACCCCAACGTTTGGGCTTTTCTCGTATATAATGATTGATTACTTGCGTCTTCTGATAAACAAATATACTGTCAAGTTGAGGCTCATATCCACTTACCCACGCTTTATAGGTGCTATCTTCATACACCTTCTGAGTAATAGGAATAACAACCGCTGCGCTGTCACCTCCTACCTGTTCTACAGATTGAGACAAAAGACTATCGTCGTTATTGTCTCTTTTAGAAACTTTGTTTGCAACAGGCAAGTTAGCCATTCTATACCGTACGATAAGACTATCCTTAGGGACAGGCTTATAATAAGGTATAGTATCGTTGTAGATAACCGTGTCCCTTATCACATCGTAAGTAGGTGTAGATGATTTTATAGGCTTATAGATTAGCGCATAGCAAAGAATAACTATTGCGCTAATCATAAGTATTATTGTAAAAATATTCCTATTCTTCATACCTACAAATTTGAATATTCTTCTTTCGCATTGAAGCACGGACAAGCTTTTATCCACTCGTTAGGGGTTATCTTGCCATCCTTATTCAAGTCTGGAGAGAAATCACGATGCCCTTGAATAACCGCTGTAGGGTATTTCTTATGTAACATCTTCAACAGCGAGCGCAGACTTGCCTTCTGTGCGTCTGTGCGGTTATCAGTGGGTTTGCCATTGGTATCTATGCCACCAATATAAGCGACATTGATAGATACAGAATTGAAACCCTTAACGCCATTGCTTACTTTGTCTTCATCAAGAAGCTGTGTAATCTTACCGTCAGGAGACACTACATAATGATAGCCAGGGTTAATCCAGCCTTTACGCTTGAACTCTTGCTTTAAGCCCTCAATCGTCTGTGACTGATGACTTGCGGTGCAGTGAACCGCAATGTATTGTATATTTCTCATCTTACATTAATCAAATTTGGCTTTATTGTCGTTAATATCGACATTAGATGTTTTAAGATATTCACTAAGGAAAGGTATTTTATCAACAGCCTTCAATGTAAGAACATAGTAAACGAAACCTGCTATCTTCCACATGGTGGTATTTTCAATAAGCATCATACGCCAATTACGAACGATGTTTGTTGAATAAAACCAAATAGCCACACCGCACAATGCCTTGACAACTCCGAGTGTCTCTTCTCCTGCATGAAGGAAATAACCTGTAACGAAGATAGAAGCTGACATTACGAAGAATAAACAACAATGATAGAAGAATACCATTGATTTCTTTAGATTCCACCGTTCGCCATGTTTCAGCCCTGCTACAACTCCAAAGATGTAATTCAGTGTGAAGACTATCAGCATGGCGTACATAAAGTCACGGATAGGGAAAAACAGACTTAGTATGCCGCTAACAATACTACACATAACGTATTTAAATTGTTCAAGGTAATTCATGATATAACTAAATTTACTAATGTTCTTACTCCGAAGCCTATAGCTACACCCCCGACTGTCAGCCCCCAATCAACGATGTCTGCCTTTCCGCCCCACATCTTATCTTTCAGTTCTAATGCTGTCGCAACGCCTATACCAGTATACGCTGCGCAATATAAGCTGTTAGCACCAGCACCGATAAGTACACCACCAATAAGGTGCTTATATCTGTTACTTTCTTTTAGCCACTTAATTACTTTCTTCATCTTGATGTATTTTTGTTTTTTGCAAAATTAACACTGCATTGTTTCCTTTGAAGTTTATCTTTGTATTCACGCTAATATAGACACGATAAGACTGACGACTAATGTAAGGTAACATATTGCCTCAGCAATAAATGTAGCATTCTCTTTCCAGCTATTACGAATGAATACAAGTGGGAACAACACCCACAATATGAGTAACCATGGTATAAGCAAAGCTACTACAATCTGACTTGTCAAGCCGAAGAGATAACCTCCTACATAATGTAGTATCTTATTCTCTGTCCGATAACAAGGTGAAGCAGCTACCATCAACAAGCCTACACTCATCAGTCCAGCAGCAATATAACCCTGCTTAGGAGGTAAGGCATGAAGAGAAGAAAACAACAAGACTGCTGCTATTGTTGTTGCCCACAACGAAAAGCGAACATCACCTACATAATAGCTGAAACTACTCACACTATCCGGCAACTCCTTTGCTTTCTTTACTGCAACTATTGCCATTGCAACAGAAAGTACTACTGATAATATGATCAAGTAAACCATGACTGCATATCCTTTTTATAAATCATATCCTTTTCTGCCCACCCCTCTGCAAGCGTATTAGTTACAAACGAAATAGCAGATAAAT